AGCATCTAAACCAAAGCCTATTGATGTTTTTACTATTAATAGTTTTGAAGATTATGAAGATGCATTTGAAAATAGTAAATCTCATGTGTTCCTTGGCGTTCCAGATGATGTAATATTAGATAAAGATTTTGATATTAACGATTGGATTGCAGATCAAAAAACTTTAGATACAGGAACTACACATTTATTTTTAAATGATATTCATTATGACGGCGTTGCTCTTTTTAGTAAAAGTTTTAAAGTTACAAAAAAAGAAATTAATCATAGATTCCTTGTTAGTAAAAAAGAACATAGTGTATTAGCTAGTAAACCTCGGCCCTATGAAAAATTTAAAGTTGATAATTATGATGAATATTTACAAGCATTACAAGATTCCAAGACAGATATGTTTTGGATTGTTCCTAGTGATGTAAATGTAGAAGAAACATTTAATTTTGATTTATATTTTAGTCATCATAATAAATTTGATAAAGAAATAAATCATGTTTTTTTAAATGGTGAACAATATGACGGAATAGCTTTGTTGAGTAAACAATCTATAGCTACAGAAAAAGAAATAAATCATAGATTTTTTGTTAATAAAAAAGAACATGAAATTGTTGCAAGTACGCCTAAACCGTTTGATAAATTTATTATAAAAAATTATGACGATTATTTACAAGCAAGAGAAAAAACAACTACAGGAATGTTTTGGATAATATACCATGATATTGATGTAGTAAAAGATTTTGATTTTAGCTTATATATTTCCCATCATAATCAATATGAAAGAAAAATAAATCATGTATGGAAAAATGGTGAATATTATGATGGTGTTGCATTAGTAACAAAAAATATTATTCTTACTAAGCATGAAATAGATTATAGATTCTTAGCAGTAAAAAAAGAGTATGATACAATTGGTAGTTACCCAGCAAAGTATGATATTGTATTCATAAGCAACGGAGAATCAAATGCTGATAAAAACTTTGTTAGATTAGTGAAGGCATATCCTCAAGCTAAAAGAGTTGATAAAGTAAAAGGAATACACCAAGCCCATATAGAAGCCGCAAAACTTGTAAATACAGAAATGTTTTGGGTAGTCGATGGTGATGCTGAACTACTTGAAGATTTTGAGCTAGATTATCAAATTGCTTATTATGACATAGATGGCAAAAGAACTGTATACGTATGGAGAAGTATGAATCCAATAAATGGCTTAGTATATGGTTATGGTGGTGTAAAACTTTTGCCTACAAAACTTACTTTAAACATGGATACTAATACTCCTGATATGACCACTAGTATAAGTAAAAATTTTAAAGGTATTCCAAGAATGAGTAATGTTACAGCGTTTAATACAGATTCGTTTAGTGCTTGGAGGAGTGGATTTAGAGAATGTGTAAAACTATCAAGTCGTACAATTAATAGACAAAAAGATGACGAAACTACATTTAGATTAAGGTCTTGGTGCTCAAGAGGACAAGAAAAAGAGTTTGGTCCTGAAACAATAGCCGGTGCATATGAAGGAGCAAAGTATGGTATTAAATGGAAAAACAATCCAGATGCTTTGAAAAAAATAAATGATTTTGAATGGTTGAAAAAAAGATTTAAAGATGTTTATCCACCAGAATCTTTTGATTTTGATTTGGACTTTTTAGATTATTCGGAAGAAGAAAGTCTAAAAGCTTTTAATCCTATTGTAAGCACTATGTTTAATGAAATTGAAAATAAGCTAGGAAAAAATTATAAGTTTCAGCACGGTAGTATAAAATTATCAATTACTAATGTTGGTGATTTATATTGGGATAAAAAAGGAGTTAGAGTAAGTAGCGAATATGCGGATGCTGAGATTACAACTGATCTAAAAACTGGATTAAAACTTTTAAAAATGGAAGAAGATTCTATCGAAATGTATAAACGTGGTGATATTTTATTAGAAGGTGATGCAGACTTAGCAATACTATTTTTTAATGATTTAAAACAGCAAGTTTTACGTAAAGAAGATAGTAAAATAGCATTACACAGAATTAATTTATCAAGCCTAATTGATCATGAATTATTAGATATACAAATTATTATTACAGATGTAGGAGTAATTTCAGTTGATTCTGAAGGTATTGTTGAAAAAGATAATAACAAAGCTAATTCTATAGAATGTAGTCAAGAAATATTTGAACAAATATTAGAAAATGAATTATCTGTTGTTGATGCATTACAAGAAAAAAGTGCAAACTACAATGGAGATATTTTAGAAGTAATCAAACTTAGTCAACAACTTGTTCATCGAGAAATACATGAATAAGTTTAATAACTGTTTCTAATTTATTGTAGTTTCTTTTATTTCTAAGTGTATTTTGTACACCTTGGTGTAAAGGTTTAGGCCATTGATTTAAAGCTACCCAACAATAACCATCATGTTCATTATTTAATTGTGGTATGAATTCTTTTTGAACTATGCAAAGATAAGTGTGAAAATTAAAATGTTGATCACTACTAATAAAAGTTTCTAAAGGAAATACCTTTTTTATTTTTTGAACTACACCAATTTCTTCTTCTATTTCTCTACTCAAAGACTCCCACGGAGATTCTTTATCTTCAGCAGTTCCGCCAACTAACCCCCATTTTCCTTTTGTTTTGCCTTTGGTCCTGTGTAGTAATAAAAATCTATTAGTATCTTGTGCATAAAATAAAGCACCACTGCAAACTATCTTTTCCATATTAATAGTTATTTTATAATACTAAATCCCAAGTTCCTCTTGGATAGTAACCATCTACAGCAAATTGCCAATAAACACTATTCCAATAAAATTGTTGGTTAGTATTTAAATTAGTTACATATGTAGATGTTTTAGTTTGACTTGCATCAAATATAATTACCCATTCTGTTCCTGACCATTCACATATATCTCCGGTGTCAGCAACAAAATCTTTATTTGCTGTTGATTTCCAAGCGTCGGCTCCATCCTCATTAATATATAGAACATAACGAATTTCGTCACCGGGCCTAGGCATTTCTGATGCATCTACTTTGATAACAAGAGAACCGTCAATGGTTTCTTGAGTAGCAAAATCAGTTTTACGTATATTATTAATGAATACATCAATGTCATAAACTCTATCAGCATCTACTTCTGTTTCTACTCTAGTGGTGCTTCCGCTTGCTGTAAATATTCTTTCAATCTTTCCACCTATTGGCTGTAAAAGTAAAAGTCTTACACCGTTTGCTTTTACTGCATTAGGATCAAAATTACGTGGATTTATAATATAGTCAACTGTGCCTGTGTTTTTTGTAGGACCTTGTATTAATGTATCAGATGGAATTGTATCAGGATCAAATGTTAAAAATAATTCTTGGGTATTATTGTTAACAATATCAAATGTACCAACAATTGGTGTTAGCAGTTCTGCTCTTTTTAATCTTAATTGACTAATACCTGGTTGAAATTTTGCTGGTGCTTCTGCTTCTAAAACATTTAACCAACTTATGTCATTAATATTAGCGGCATTCTTAGCAAGTTTTGCTATTCGTTTTTCAACTAAAATATCAAAATTTCTATAACTAGCTGTGTTTACATTTGCAACATTAATATTTCCTTCAGTTGAAGTTTTAATGACAGTTGTTCTACTATCTTCTGGTTTAAGTCCTTGATATACAATATTTCCGTTTTCATCGTATTCAGCTTCTTTTGGTTGATTTGGATTATTACTGATAATGGATCCATCAGGCAAAACAACATATCCGTCTGCAACTTTTGTTTGATCACTAGTATCTGGATTGAATCCATCTAAACTAATAGTATTAGCATCAAAATTTATAACACTATTGATTATTTCAGTAATAACACCAAGCTTTTTAACTTTTGTTGGCGGTGAAATATAGACAGGAGCAATAAAACTTAATGTAGCAATATCTATTTCGGATTCTGTTCCTGATGGAATACTTCTACTACTAAAATTAATATTTTCAAGTTGTAATACAGTTAAACTTGTCCAGTCCACATAATTGTCATTAGTTTGAAATTCTAAATCTGGATTAAACATCATAAAAATTTGTTCAAGAATTTGTAATTTTTGTTCAGTATTAGAACTCCATATATCTACATTTACTCCTAATACATAAGGTGTAGGATGTAATCTTTCAACAGTAAATCCGCTTCCTTGTGTATTTGTATATGTTTGACTTGTTTCGTCAAATTCTCTTTCTTTAATATTAATTTTACTAATAAAACTACTATCACTTAGTCTACTTCTATCCATTTGCATACTAGTTATGTATACTGCCATTCTTGGTACAGAAGGTAATTTGTTTTCACTATTATCTCTTATTATATTGGAAACTTGCCTAGTTAAATCACCATACATCACTGGCACTTGTCTAATTTGATCTTCTCCATCTTTGTAACTAAAATTACTAAAAGCTCTTACTATTTGTGTAAGATATCTTCGTATTTGTCCGTCATAAAAATATTGCATTAATTATCTGCCTTTGGTTTTAATGCTTTACTAAGAGACTGTCGTTCAGTAACTTGTTCACCATTGATTGTATTTACTGTATCATTATTTACAAATGTTCCTTTTAGAGTATCTCTACTTGTCGTTGGTGTAGTTGTTGTTCTTACTGCATCTTCTACTTTACGCCAACTATTTCCATTATATCTAAACAATCTATTGGGAACAAAATCTGTCCGTAAAAAATAACTTCCTACACTACTATTTGCTGGAAATCCTATTCCTGTGCCAAATGGTGCACCATTTGGAGGAACTCCATCACCAACTAGATAACCTTTATAGCCACTTTCCGGAGCAGGCTCAATCATTGTAGACACGTCAATATCAAAATCAGCAGATAGTCTTCTGGTATCATCAACAGTGACGATTGTAACTTCTCCTTTTTCATCTACACTAATTGTATAAAAATGTCTTGTATTATAACCTGCTTCAGGAAGATTTTCTTCAGCTTGTGCTATAACTGCATTATTAATTTGCATTTCACGTTCAAATGTAGATAGTACATCTCTTAATGTTTGATCGCTTCCTTCTTCTGCAGGCAAGTCTAATATGTCTTTATATTCTTGTCCGTCATATATTTGTTTTAGTTTTAATCTATACAAATGTGGATACCAAGTTTGACTAAATCCTTCACTTGCCCTATTGACGTCTTCAACTACATAAAATCTTTTCAATGCCATGCTTGCATCATTTAGAGCATATTCATCTTTCAAATGAGGTAATTCAATAACATCACCACTAATTATTTTTCTTCCAATTGTTTTTACAGAACTGTTTATATGCACTGTCATAAACAATGTATCATTTTGTAAAAACAAACCAAATTGTGATAAATCAAAATCATTGTCTTGGACGTTATAATGTCCTCTGATAGAGTAAATATCTTGATCATATTTTCTATCTCGATTTTCAAGAAACAACAAATCTTGTATATTTGTTACTGATTCATTTTCGTAAATAGGTTTTTCTTTAGTTGCTTCTTCTGCTGTTGGATTTTTAGTTCCAATATATTTGTGTAAATGGACATCTGTACCACCCACAGTAAATTGTTCTAGAATAACACTGTCTAGAAAACTATAATCATTTGATTTTTCTGGTCTATATAAACTTAGTCTTGGCATATGTATATTTATCGTATAAATATATATGGAGAGATTCAATGAACGCAATACCAGACCTAACAACACAAAAACAACAAATATTTGACTATGTAAATACGTTCCTTGGTGGAGGAATGGTTGATGTAGAACTTGATCCAATTCATTATGAAACTGCATTGTCAAAGTCATTAACAAAATATAGACAACGAAGTGAAAATAGTGTTGAAGAAAGTTATGCTACAATAACCTTAGTAGAAAGTCAAAATGCTTATATACTTCCACAAGAAGTTATTGAAGTCAGAAAAATTTACAGAAGAAGTGTAGGTAGTAGGTTAGGAGCAAGTGCAGATGGTGGTAGTTTATTCGAACCTTTTAATTTAGCGTATACAAATACCTATTTGCTTGCAGGATCCGGAATAGGCGGTCTTGCAACATATGATTTTTTTGCACAACAACAGGAACTTATAGGTAGAATGTTTGGTTCGTTTATGGAATTTAAATGGAACCCTACTAGTCATAAACTTACAATACTTCAAAGACCAAGAGCAGAAGAAGAAGTTTTATTGCAAGTTTATAATTACAGACCTGATTTTGAATTATTTGCAGATTACAAAGCCGCACAATGGATAAAAGATTATACACTTGCAGGTTGTAAATATATGCTTGGTGAAGCAAGAAGTAAATTTAGCACAATAGCTGGTCCTGGTGGTGGAACTACATTAAATGGTGACACACTCAAAGCAGAAGCTCAACAAGAAATGGAAAAACTTGAACAAGATTTGTTTATGGCAGTTGCTGGTGGTACAGGGTACGGATTTTTAATAGGTTAAAGATTTTCATCGTGTACATATAATTGCATCAACGCATAATGTAGAACTTTTAAAAGATCTTTTCTAGCATCTTCTTTTGTTCCTTTTTTACCATACCGTTGTCCATATTTTAACACATTACCAACACAAAAACCAGTGCCATGTCCGCCATCAATAATGAATTCAGTTGCTTGAAATTTATCTTTTGAGTAATGTGCATCATATGTCGTATCTATATATTTTGCAAACTCTTTAATATATTGGTCTTCTTTAAATTTGTATTTTATCATAAACAACTCCTTAGTTTTTATATTTTACACTATTAATATGT